CTTTACTTGAACTGCAACAAGGACACAATCAAACTGCAAACTACACACACACACACACACACACAATGTGTCTCACACAACCCACAAACCTACTTAAACTAGGACGCCAACCGATCAACAGACGAACTAAACGGTTCTTGATGAAACAGTCTCGAACATCAGCTCGTGAGATTCGATTCGTGGAGAAGTTAACCAAGAAGGCCATCTACGTGCATTGTTCGCCACAACTAGCGGATGAAGCAATCAACGGATACCGTCGATCAGCAACTGATGACAAAGCCGGTGAAGAAGATTTCCTCAAAACTGACCTCCCCTATCATGACGTACCTCGTGACTTTCACTACAAACGCGCCCTCCGCGTCGTTGAGAAGATGTTCCGCCCCGAACGTCAGCTGAAGCCTATCGCTTTTCCCGACCTTCGCTACTACCCCTGGACTCTCCCCACTTCCGCAGAAGCACCGTTCACCGAAAGCAAGTACTGGCAAGAGTACCTCTCCCAAAAACAGGCAGAAGGTGATATCGATGATGCAAGAATGTCGTTCCATAACCTATACAACGAAATCTTTCACATTAATCGCCAACTCGTTCATGATATCAAATATGGACGCAAGCCTTTCTGGAATGAGAATGGAGAACCCGTCCCCTACGAGTTCACCTACCTACACTCTCGTGCCCACATGGTCAAACAGGACAAGCCCGACAAGATTCGAGCCGTTTTCGGAGTCCCTAAACTCCTATTAATGGTCGAAAACATGTTCATCTGGAATATCCAGCGTGAATACCTTAATGGCAAACCTGGCAACTCACCCCTCCTCTGGGGATTTGAAACCATACGTGGTGGATGGATGAAGCTACTAAACAAGCTAACTGGACGTCAATTTAATTTCGTTCTTTCAGCCGATTGGAGCGGTTTTGATCACAAAGCCCTTCATGAAGTTATCGACGATGTTCATGACATCTGGCGAAGCTGGTTTACTTTTGGAGAAGGCTATGAGCCCTCAAAAAGCGACACCCATGATTATTCAGACACAAAATCTCGTGAAGAACAGATCACTCGTCTTTGGACCTGGATGTGCCATGCTATCAAGCACACACCCATCAAAGCCGAATCTGGCAACATGTATCAGTGGCAATGGAATGGAATAGCCTCAGGCTTCCAACAAACCCAGCTACTCGACTCATTTGTCAATGCGATCTATCTTCTCACGTGCCTATTCGCTTGCGGAATCAATATCGAAGGAAAGAACTTTCAAGCTCTATTCCAAGGTGATGACTCTATCACTACCTTCCCTGAATTGATCCCTGACAAAAAGGCATTTATCGAGAAACTAGCAGCCGAAGCTAAACGACGTTTCAACGCCGATCTCTCCGAGGATAAAACCTCAGCAGGTCAGCAACTTGACGAAGTTGAAGTACTCAGCTATGCTAACAGATCTGGTCTCGCTTACCGCGCCCCAGCCGAGCTCCTCGCTCACCTCCTCTACCCCGAAAGACCCCGCCGTGCCCCCGAAGCCGCTGCCGCCGCAGCTGGCATCGCCCAAGCCGCAATGGGATGTTCCCTACAAGTCTACAACACTTGCAAGGACGTCTACAACTTTTTGGTTGATCAGATAGGAGTTACCCCCGAATGGAAAGAATGGTCTCCCAACAAGATCACTCCCTATTCCATGAACGTACAACGATTCCCGACACTCCAAGAAACCTTTCTTGCGAATTTCGATATCCGAGAACGCTCAGAACAAGATAGACAACGTCTCTGGCCGACAATACCAACCGGAAACGGATTCTATTTCCTTAATGATTAGCCGATCGTGCGATCTTTGAGTTTCGTTATTAATTTCGAAA